GTTTGACGCAGAGGGTAGGTTTTGCAGCATTCACGCCAGAGCCGTGTGTGACACAAACGGAGCACCCAAGACGCTATGGCCGAGTGGGTTTCAAGCCGGTGGTTTGTTTATGCCAAACAGGCACGCCGTAAAGATGATGAAGGGAAGCGTTGAAGACCTTGACGGGGTTCTTTTTGTAGAAGGGATTACTGATTTTATTAAGGTGTCATCAGAGGCCGAGAAAGAGTCTATTAAGCTTGCTGTGCTTGGTGGAACCTCTGGCTCATTTGGAAGTGTGGGCAAGCTCAACATCCCAGAAGGTGTAGACGTATTTGTCGGGACAGACCCAGACGCCAAGGGTGACGAGTACGCCAGAACAATCCAGATGCAACTTGGCTCTCGAGTTTGTTATCGTCTTCCTCTTGCTGAAGTAGAGGGAGGCGAAGGTGAAAGACCTTGATCAAATACTAAACGGGGAGCCTGGCTCACCAACCCTCTCCCAGCTACTCAGTGATGCAAAGGATGCATACAATCGAGGCGACCAAGTCGGGCCCCAAGCCCGAGTTGTATCGCGCCTTGAGGTGACAACGAAGAGGGACGGAACTGAAAAGGTAGCCTCAACTGTTCCAAACTTGATCACCATCCTTCAATACGATCGAAGATGGGCTGGAAGGGTTTGGCTGGACACCTTCAGAAACGTCATCAAGATGGATGACAAAGACTTTTCTGATACGGATGCAACTCGCATCAAGAGATGGATGCACCGACATTACGATGTACACTTCAGTACTGACTGCATTCTTGAGTCTATTGGATTCTTTGCCGAAGAGAACGGCAAGAACCCCTTGGTTGACTGGCTTAAGGAAATTGAATGGGACGGTACTCCACGCATTGACGAGTGGCTTGTCAGGGCTGTTGGGGCAGAGGACACAAAGCTTACGCGAGAGATGGGCAGGCGATGGCTTGTTCAGTGCATTGCCCGCGCCATGGATCCTGGCTGTAAGGCAGACTGTGTACTGATCCTGGTTGGACCTCAAGGCGCAAGGAAGAGCACGACATTCAGGCTTCTGGCTTCAGATGAGTACTTTTGCGACACACCTATGGATATCGGGTCAAGCAACGCCTACATGCAGATTCACCGAGCGTGGCTGTATGAGGTTGCCGAGCTTGACTCTATTCGTCGAGCGCACAACTCATCCACTAAAGCGTTCCTCTCAGCGCAGGAGGACACCTTCAGGCCCCCATACGGTCGCATGCCAATCACACTTAAGAGGCACACCGTTTTCTGTGGAACTACCAACAAGGGTGAGTTCATTACAGACATGACTGGCTCTCGAAGGTACTGGCCTGTACAGATTGGTACAATCGATACTGACTGGACGGTCAGTAACAGGTCGCAGATATGGGCAGAAGCTGTCGTTGCATACAATAACGGCGAGAAGTGGTACCTTGAGAATGAGGCCGCGCAGGAGCTTGAGGCTCAGTCATCTGACTTCAGGCAATACGACCCATGGCACGAAGTTATTGAAGAATGGCTGATAGGGAACATGAGAAAGTCATCAACCAGCGAGATAATGACCCAAGCCCTGAGTTTGGAAAAGTACCAGATGACCAGAAACAACGAGATGCGTGTTGGAGACATCATGCGTCAGCTTGGGTATGAGCGGGTACGCAGAAGAATAATGGGCCAGAGAACCTACGTATGGGTAAAGGATAAAGACGACAACGTTATGCCAATGAAGAAGCCATCTCTCGTTGAAAAATCTGAAGGAGGGGAGGCATAGTGTCTGCATCAGCGCATGGAATAGAAGACATGTCTACCTTTGTAGACAAGTACCTGACCGAAGACGACAAGTCGATTATCCTCAAAAAATCAGGGACACCAAGGGCCATTGGTGATGGAAACAAGTTTCTGCTGCATTCAAATGCATCAATGGTAAAAAAGTTCATCGATGACGGGCATTACACTCAGTTTATTGCATATGGACTGGATTACATCATGCTTCAGACATCGAGCACGTTTGTCGCTAACGTGAGCCAACTTGATGGAATAGAAGACCTCATAGACTTTGCGGATGCGTACTTTTTTGAGTGGTACCAAGAGGGGTCGCTCGACGATGAAACATTAGACAAAGTATACGTTTGGAGAATGATTACACCATATGTAGCGTTGTCTATGACGGAAAAAGCCCGCCAAGAAATGCACAAGGCTGTGGACTACCTTTGGATGTCTCCAGTGCTTTCCGACAAGTCTCTATATGTTCAGTGTTACGACATTGGTCGAAGACTGATTGAAGAGGCTGTTGAGCATTGGATGGAGAATGCACCAGTCGCGTATAGTGGTTGTGGGTACAACAACATTATCAGGCCCCAGGAAGTAGATGCTTAACGAGCACAAAAAGCAATGGCCCACACCAGATGGATGGACCATTGAGACTACAGATGAGTCTATACAGGTTTTTGATGCAGACGACGACCCTGTTATCGAGGCGATAACCAAGGACGCCGTTCTTCAAAAAATAGAAGAGCACATCAAATCGCAAGAAAACCATGCTGCATTTGAACTTCTAATGGCAGCACTGAAGGACCCAATAGAGGCCTGACTACTTCTTCTTAGCAGGGGCCTTCTTCTTAGCAGGGGCCTTCTTCTTAGCCGGGGCCTTTTTAGGCGCAGGCTTTGACGCCTCTGCAAGCTTAGTTTCAAGCTCATCTACGTACGAGTAGAGGGTAGAAATAACCTCTGTTGAGTTATAGCCGTGGCGACCCCATTTAAGTTTGGTGACAACCCGCATTTGATCGACTCTTTCTTTAAGACTCATTGTCTGCTCCATTTATGAACGAAGGCTCGAGTTCAAGCCCGGCCATTCTCTTACAGATACTACACCACCCGTAGCTTTTTCGATACCAATGGCTAACGGAAGGGATGGCGTTTTTCTTCCGTACTCAAGGTCACGAAGGTATCCAACGCTGAGCTTTAGCTCAAACCTGATCAACTCACCGTTGAGCCATTGTATGAACAGCACTCTAGTGCTCTTGCCTGGAAGGCTCTTCCGATAATTTTCGATAAGCATTTGGCACACCTTGTAAATAAAAAATAGCGCACCGGACAAGTTTTGTCCACATGGGGGTGTGGCCCCTTGACACACTTCTGGGAAAGAAGTATCTTTCTTGAAGGAGAAACTACCATGAACCAAACTGAGCGCGAAGCATGGCTTGCTGAGCGAAAAAAAGGCCTTGGCGGAACAGATGTCGCAGCAATCATGATGGCTGGGGCAGACGCTGTAGATAAGATTGGTTCATTTGAGAAGAGTCTCTTTAAGATTTGGTCCGAAAAGACAGGTCTTTTTAAATCAGAAGACCAGGACAACTCAGTTTTGATGCGTGGCCGGGTGATGGAGAAATACGTATTTGAGCTATACGAGCTTCATTTAGGGGAGGGATGTCGCCTTTGGGAGAAGGGATTAACTTGGCACCCAACTCGGCCACGCATCTTCGGCACACCAGACGCAATGGTTGAGCACGGTGGCGTTTCGTTTGGCATGGACGCCAAGACTCGCAGATTTAGAAAGGGGTGGGGGAAGACAGGCACCACCGAAGTACCACTAGATGTAGAGGTACAGATGCGAGTCTACATGGAGATATTTGACGCTCCATACTGGGACATTGCCACCTTATTCAGCCTTGATGACTTTAGGGTTTATCGCCTGGAAAGAGACAAGGAGCTTGGCCAGCAAATACTCGATGTCGCAGAAGAGTGGTGGGAGAAGTACGTTGCATCTGAAACCCCGCCACCACCAGACGGCACAGACATGTGCCGAGAGGCTCTTGGTAAAGTCTTTAAGGTTAATCCTAAGACCATAGACCAGCCGCTCAGGACAGCAAGCGTTGCCGAGCGGGACCTCTACGAAAAGATACTCAAAGCCAAAGCAGAGCACAAGGCTGCTACAGAGAAGAAGACCGAGCTAGAAAACCAGCTAAGAAGCTGCATCGGCGAGGACATGGGCATTGCTGGGGTGGCAACATGGAAGCCATCTAAGCCACGGCAAAACTTCGATAAGAAAAGATTCGCAAGCGATCACCCAGATCTGTACAAAGAGTACGTTACTGAGAGTCCAGGCAACCGGACACTACGAATAATGGAGCCAAAAAATGACGACAGCAATTAGCCGCAGAGACCAACTTACAGCCCTCAATCAATTTCTTGGAACCAAGAAGAAAAGCCTGACTCAGATTGCACCGAAGGGCGCAGACGTGGATCGCATCATTCGCATTGCGATGATGGAAGCAGCCAAGAATGAGCGCCTTGTTCAGTGTTCTCCGACTTCGGTCTACTTGGCTTTGGCGAAAGCCTGTGAGCTTGACCTTATTGGTGGCGGCGCGCTTCACCGAGCATCTCTTGTGCCCATGTGGAACAAGCGAGCAAAGTGCTTCGATGCTGAGCTTTGGATTGAGTACACGGGCCTGATGGACCTGGTAAAGCGCTCTGGCGAGGTTGCTCACTTTAAAGCTGAGATAGTGTACGAGAACGATGAGTTCGAGCATTCGTTTGATCTTGAGCAAGGGGAGATCCTCAAGCACAAGAAATGCTACCAAGATCCTGGTGAGATGCTCTTGGCTTACGCGGTGTGCTTCTACAAAGATGGCCAGCGCCAAGTCGAGGTGATGCGAAAGGATCAGATCAACAAGATCAGACAGTCATCTCGAAGTCCCGATAGTGGACCATGGTCGCAGCACACAGAAGAAATGTGGCGCAAAACCGTTATTCGGCGCATCTGCAAGTACCTGCCGCTTACGCCAAGAACACAGGAAGTTCTTGCCCACGACATCAAGTCAGACTTTGAGGAAGACTCGTGGTCAGACCAAAATATTGATGACAATGGTGTTTCTGCTGCCAATGGTGTTACAATCGAACAGAACGTTATCGATGTCCAGCCGGACGAAAAACCAAAGAGGCAGCGGAAATCAAAGGTTAAGGACTTGGTCGAGAAGGCCAAAGATAGTAATCTTCCCGAGCCAGAAGAAGACTTCACAGAGTAGGAGAATGAATGTCGCTCATTGACCAGATCGCAGAAGGCGGAAAGAACAAACTGAAGATGTCTGAATCGGCAGGTACCAAGCAGGGCCCACCAAAGATGATTCAGGCAACAGACTTTATGTCTATTGTTCGAGAATCTTTC